GATTCTATAAGAGAAATAGGTTTAAAAGCAACAGAGCAAAGAAAAAAACAAGGTAGTGGTGAATAGTGGCTGTTAAAAAGAAAAAGAAAAGTACGGTTAACAAAGCTGGTAACTATACTAAACCTACCATGCGTAAGAATTTATTTAATAGAATAAAAGCTGGTAGTAAAGGTGGTAAGCCGGGTCAATGGTCAGCAAGAAAAGCACAGATGTTGGCAAAGCAATACAAAGCAAAAGGCGGAGGGTACACATAATGGCAATGGGAGTTCCACATTATTTTAAGGATGGTACACCACATGGTTCTGGTGGTATGGGTGCGTATCATAAGATGAAAGATGGTACATTACACTCAGGTAAGACACATACGAAAAGCAGTAAAAAACTTTTTCATTATAATGAATTATCTAAAACTGCAAAAGACAAAGCTAAAAAAAATCATGATGCATTTTTAAAGAAGAAGAAAAAAGATGGCAAAAGACCCCAAAGTAGGAACAGGAAAAAAACCTAAAGGTAGTGGCAGACGATTATATACAGACGAGAATCCTAAAGATACTGTTTCTATAAAGTTTGCTACAGTAGAAGATGCTAAAGCTACTATAAGAAAAGTTAAAAAAATAAAAAAACCATACGCTAGAAAGATACAAATACTAACGGTGTTAGAACAAAGATCAAAGTTTGGTGGTAAACCACAACAAGCTAAGTTAGCAAGAGATGCTAAAAAAAGTTTGAGGAGAAAACATGGCACTCAAAAAAAGTCAAAGAAGTCTTAAAGCATGGACCAAACAAAAATGGCGTACCAAATCTGGCAAACCATCTGGAAAAACTGGAGAACGATACTTACCAGAAAAAGCAATCAAAGCCCTGACACCTGCGGAGTATGCGGCAACGACAGAAGCGAAGCGAAAAGGAACAAAGCAGGGAAAACAGTCTGTGAAGCAACCGAAGAAAATTGCAAAAAAAACTAGAAAGTACAGGAAGTTTAGTTAATGGATTTACCTACTTGTCAATGTCCTGTTTGCGATGATACGGCTTGTTTTTGTGATTGCTCAACGTGTGATGATAAATATTGTCCTTGTATGTGTCATTTTTTAAAAGAAAACGAAACGGATAAATAATGGGAACATTAACTTTTCTTAACTACACCAACAGAGTTCTTGAAGATTTAAATGAAACTACTTTATCAGCTTTATCAAGCTCTAGGGGTGTTCAAACTGTAGCAAAAAATAGCATCAATCGTGCTATAAATGACATAGCTAACTCAGAAGTTGAATGGCCCTTTTTACATAGTGATAAAGAACAAGATACTTACGCTGGAGTTGCTGAGTATGGATTACCTTCAGATCACTCTTATGTAGATTTTGATAGTTTTATGTTGTTCCCAAAAAATCTTGTTGCAAATGGAACATTTGACAGTAACATAACAAGTTGGACAGACGGTTCTTCTGGTACTGGTGAGGTAGCATTTAATAGTACAGGACCACAACCACCTGCATCAAGAACAGGTGTATTACGATTAACAGCAGGTAGTGATGGTAATGCTATAGCTTATCAAGAATTAACTACAGTAAAAAATAAACAGTATAGAGCATCTTTTGGTGTAACATATCCTTCTGGTGGTGACTTAACTTTTAAAATAGGTACATCAGCAGATGGTTCACAAATATCTAGTAACAGTATATCTATAGATGATCTAGGTGATTTTAAATATGTAGATTTTACTTTTTCTGCAACAGGAACATCAACATTTATAACCTTTAGTCAATTAGTTGACACACAAGTAGATATTGATAATGTTGTTGTGACTGAAGATATTCATCCTAAAAAACTTAAATATCTATCTTATGATGAGTTTCAAGAGACATTGAAAGAAAGAGATAGAAATACTAACATAAGTAAACTTGGTGAGCCAGATTGTGTGTACAGAACTCAAGATGAAAAATTTGGTTTGACTCCAGTTCCTGATAAAAGCACATACACAGTGGGCTATGAATATTATAAAACAACAACACAGTTATCCGCTGATACCGATACATCTGATATTCCAACAAGGTATGAACATGCTATAATAGCAAAAGCAAGATATTATGTCTCAATACTACGTTCTGATTTAGAAACAGCACAAGCATCTTTAGCTGAGTATAATGATGTTATTCGTAGAATGAGAATAGAGTTAGTCAATAAAAAAGATTATTTTAGGGCTGTTTAATGATTGGTAGATTAAAAAATGCGTCTGTAGCATTATCTAGCACAGACCTAACAAATATATATACCGTACCTACTAATTTTACAGCTATTATTAGAGAGATATTTCTTACAAATGTAGATGGTAGTAGTGCAGTAGATGCTACTTTAAAATATACAGATACTTCTGCAAGTGCAACTTTTTCATTATTAAGCACAAAAAGTATTGCAGCAGATGATTTTTTAAGAATAGAAGATGCTAATATTTTTCTTGAAGAAGGTGATATTTTAAAAGCACAAGCAGGTGCTGCTAACGATTTAGAAGTAACAGTATTTGTAGAAGAGTTATATAAACCACAAGGATAATAATGCCTGATTTTTCTGAAATGAGACCAGTTACAGTTCCTCTAGGTGGGGGATTAATTCTTGATAGAGATGATTTCTCATTACCTCCCGGTGCAGCTGTAAAGTTACAAAATTTTGAGCCAAGTATTCAAGGTGGTTATCGTAGATTGACTGGTTCAGCTAAATGGAATACTAATCAAGTTAATGGTAGTGAGAAAATATTAGGGTTAAGAATATTTAATAGTGGTGTTGTTGCAGCAGCAGGTAACTTAGTAAGATTTGGATCAGTAGGAGATGGTGCTTATGCTACTATAGGTACAAGAACATCTGCTGGTAGATATAAGTTTGATATATTTAATTTTAATAATACTGAAAAACTTATAATGGTAGATGATGTAAATCAACCAGCAACATATGATGGAAGCACATATTCTTTAATTACTTCAACAGGAACACCAGCAGACCCTGCATCTGTAGCTGTATTTAAAGATCACATATTTTTTGCTGGTATGTCGAGTAATCCACAAGAGATAGTTTTTACTGCTCCTTTTGCAGAAACAGATTTTACAGCAGCTAATGGTTCTGGTTCTATAAGAGTAGATACAGCCGTTGTAGAATTAAAAGTTTTTCGTGATGCTTTATTTGTATTTGGTGAAGATAAAATATATAAAATTGTTGGTACTAGTATTGCAGATTGGCAAGTACAACCAATAACACGAACATTAGGTTGTGCTGATGGTTTCTCAGTTCAAGAACTTGGCGGTGATTTATTATTCTTATCACTTGATGGTTTAAGAACTATTGCTGGTACAGAACGAATTGGTGACGTTGAATTAGGAACTATATCTAAACCTATTCAACCTAGAATAGAAGAAGTTATAGCAACAAGAGACAACATATCGTCTGTTATTGTTAGGGGTAAAAGTCAATATAGATTATTTTATCCTAGTGATGGTGACTCGGTAGATAATAGTAGAGCTATTTTAGCTACATTAAAAAGAACTCCTCAAGGTGGTATAGGCTTTGAATTTGCAGATATAAAAGGAATGAAGCCATCTGCTACAAATTCCGGTTTTATTAATGGTAACGAAATAATTTTAGAAGGTGGGTATGATGGTTATGTTAGACAACAAGAAAGTGGTAATACTTTTGATGGAACTAATATAATTGGAATATATCGTTCACCAGATTTGTCTTTAGGTGATTCTGGCATTAGAAAATTAATGCAAAGAGCTATTATTAATTACGGAGTTGAAGGATCAATAAGTGCTCAAATGAGAGTTAGGTACGATGGAGATTCACAAGATGTACCTCAACCTACATCATTTGATTTATCTAATCCGGGTGGAATAGCACAGTACGGTAGTTCAACATCAACCTATGGATCAGCTGTTTATGGTTCAAGTGGAGCACCAGTACAAAGACAAACAATAGAAGGTTCAGGATTTTTAGTGGCTGTTAAAGTAGATCACGATAGTGCTTTAAGTCCTTTTACTTTATTTTCATATCAATTAGAATTTACTCTTGGAGGGCGTAGATAATGGGTGCAGGATATACAAGGCAAAGTAGCTCAGAAATTGTTGACGGTGAAGTTATTAATGCTGCCGATTTTAACAATGAATTTGCTGCGTTAGTAACTGCCTTTGCTGCTTCAACTGGTCATAGCCAT